TGCGGGCCAATCAACGGATGCACCGACGATGAGGCGATGACGTGGCGAGAATGGTTCAAACAGCAAAATTCGTTTTTCGAGTTCGTTGATCCAATGAAGCGAGACTATCGCGGAAAAGAGGCAGAAGATTATAGAGAGATCGTCGAACTGGATAAGCGAGACGTTCGCGAAGTAGATGTTTTGATTGTGATGTACACACAACCAAGCGTTGGAACATCAATGGAGATTTTCTACGCATGGACGATTGGAAAACCAGTGATTGTCATCAATGAAAGCAACAAGCCTCTTTCTCCCTGGATGCGATACCACGCAACCGCAATCGTGCGCAGCAAAGAACTAGCGCTAGCAAAGGTAAAGGATTGGTTTCAATGATAGTCATGCCAGCAAACGCAACAGGATGGTTTTGGCATTGTCTCGCTCGCGAGACTGGCAGAATCGGACACCTTTATTCTCCAGGTGCTCAGCGTGGACCGTGGCCGTGGTTTCCGTTCGCATTAGACAATGGAGCGTTTTCGTGTTGGGACATGGAAACGAATCGTTTCAACGATGAGTTATGGGACATGCGTCTACACAACTGGCAAGCGTTGATTCGATGGGCAGCTCCGACAGGATTGGCACGATGGGCAATCGTTCCTGATGTGCCAGGGGACGCCGCAAGAACATTCGAGCGATGGAACGAGTATTACCCATTCGTTCGCGACAGCGAAATCAACCCCGCGTTAGCGGTGCAAGACGGTATGACCGTCGAGCAAGTCAAAGCACTGCGGCCACAGCCAGCGGTGATCTGCGTAGGAGGCACGACCGAATGGAAGTGGGAAACATCGGAATCATGGATCAAAGCATTTCCTCGCGTGCATGTCCTGCGGTGCAACAGTCCAGAGAAGCTGTACTGGCTGGAAAGCCTCGGCGTGGAGTCGTGCGACGGCACTGGATGGAATCGCGGGGACCGCAAACAAACCGAAGGTTTGGAAACGTGGGCACGCCAAAAGGCTTCGCCAAAGATTTACAGTTTGACGCCGCATGTCTGCCGCATGGCGAAACACGGACAGGCGGAACTGTTTGCGATTTAGGTATTGTGAACGCTTGGGTTTACCAAGTCGCGGAGAAAAGACTATGCAAAATCAAAAGACGTTGACCGCGACGTCGGTACAACCCATTGTTCACATGCCAATAGCGGTGTTGTGTGTCGCCAGAAACAGCATTTACAAGCAGATTGAAGGCATCGAGTGCTACGACATGAAGCGAGACGCAAGGACTTTTAGCGGCGGCATGCCAGTAGTGGCACATCCTCCATGTCGTGCGTGGTCCGCATTTTGTAGTCACCAAGCAAAGCCCCAGCCTGGCGAAAAAGAGTTAGCGCCAATGTGTGTTGATTGGTTGAAGCAATGCGGAGGAGTGCTGGAGCATCCAGCCTACTCGAAGCTCTGGGACCATTGCGGGTTGCCAAAGCCAGGCGAGAGAATGCGAGACGGAATGTGGTCTGCGAGAGTAAGTCAAGCGTGGTGGGGTGACACGAGATTAAAGCAAACATGGCTGCTGTTTGTTGGCGTCTCGCCAAATGAAATAGACATACCATACAGGCTTCACTGCGCAAGCGGTGATCGAGGAAGGTGGAACATCATGAGCAAGCAGAAGCGAGCGGCAACGCCGCCACTGTTTGCTGAATGGTTAATTGAAGTAGCAAGGGCCAGTAGCATAGCGGTTAATGCTCCGACTCGCTTAGCGGCGAGTAGGCCTTGCGAAGTCGAGTAAGGGTTGATCGCCAGAAAGACGACGCGAGGAAACGGGACTACGCGCCCGTGAGTGCGGTTCGAATCCGCACTGGTCCATTAGGTCATGTGAACTATAGATTCTCCTCGGCTGAGCCGGGGAGAATACCGAGGAAACCACGGGTGAGCCGCGCATAATGTCGGGACATCAAACCATGTCGGATCATCTTGAAAAATTGGCGGCCGCCAGACGCACGTTGCGGGTGATCGCGACCTGGGCAGCAAATGACCACCGCAGCGGATTGCGGCGAGAGGAAGCGATGACCGCTATGTATCAACAGGCCATGAAGGCCCTGAAGGAGACGAGCCATGATGGCCACAGCATGGATGCTGACGGCAATGCTGCTGGGCAGCGGAGCGAGGCTTGACCCACGCGCCGAGGTGCAGGTCGATCTGCTCGAGGTCAACACACTGTACAATGGACGCGCGCAGCCGGTGTTTGTTCAGGTGATCGCCTGGCGATTCTTTCCCGAGGATCGCATGCGTCCGCACAACGTCGGCTGGCGCATGCTGCAGTCACCCTCGGATTGGCCGACCCGCGTCGGCTCGCGATGGTGCATCACGGTCGGCGACGGGCCGCGACGCGTGACCGTGTGGTCGAAACATTTTCGCGCATCGCACACCCAGACCGATCCCGAGCGAGAAGACACGCGAGCGTGGTGGGGCAGCAATCGACCGGAAAACGTGTTCGAGCATCTGTTGCAACCGCTGCCGGAAATCGAGTCGACCGACGCACCGTAACCGTGCGTTTGCGAGTCTTTGCACGACTCGCAGCAGGTGGAGATTGCGAGGTAAATTGGCGCCGTGGTCCGCGCCGTGGTCCCGTCGGGCGTAGCCCGCAAATAGTAGCCGAGATGCGCGAGCATCCGGGTTGAAGCGTGGCAAACGTCGCGTGGTGTCGAGCGGTTCGACCCGGGGGCTCGCGCCCCTCGGCTATTATTTATTGCCGCTTGGCGGCTCGCATCTCGGAAAGACTCATCTTGCGCGGGCGAGGTTCAGCCACTGCCGTCGAGCTGCTGGCCGAGCTGCTGACCGACGAGCTGCTGGGGACGGCGGCGACCAGGTGGGCGTCGGGGTCGGTACTGATGGATCGGTCGTCGCGTCGCATGGCAACATGACGGCGAGCGATCCGGCGATCGGACTCGCCTGGGATCTTTACCCCCTGCAGCGATCCACCGACCGCGGCCAGGATCAACGCGTCCAAAAGGTGATTGTCTCGGTTGGGCCTCACCGCCCATTCGTACAGCTCCCGCCCCTGGCCCGCCGTCTTGGTCGGGTACTCGCTGCTGAGATGATCCGCGATCATGCGATGGCGAAGGGCGGCGGCTTTGAACAGAAACCAAGCACCCGGCGAATCGGACCCCTCGATCGTCCAGGACTCGTTGAGCTTCGTTTTCCACGTGTTGGTGTCCACGAGCACATAACGCGGCGCACGGGTCCCGCGGGTCGGGGGCATTCGCCAACCGTAACCGATCCGCTCGCCCCGCTTGGGCCGATCCAGCGACCATGGCCGTTGCCGTGCGGTCACCCCGCGACCGTGCGATGGGATCACGTTGGGATGCGCCTGAGAAAATTGGTAGACGGTTTCGGCTTGATAGCCCGAGTCGACCACCATCTGCGAGACCCGCATGACGGATCCATCGTCGCGAGTGTACTCGACCGCCAGCCGTTCGGCTCGCAATCGGTTGAGACCCTCGAGCAGTGCTGCCGTCGGGGACCGCATCCCCGTCACGCGCATCATCGTCCGTTCGACTTCGGAGAGGGTGAGGTAGTCGATCCCCTGATCGGGCCACACGCCGTAGTCGAGGACCAGGCCGCGAAAATCGGACCCGATGCCAGCGACCACCCACCACAGCGAGGATCCTTGGACATCGACGCCGAGGGTCACATGGTCGACCCAGTCCGGGCATTCGCCCCGCTTGTGCGTCGGGAGCGTTCGCAAACAGTATTGGTCGGAGGTCAGGCAGACGATCCCCTCGACCGGCGCGACCATCGGGCGGGGGCTGTTTTGATACTCGGCGTCGAACGTGTCGGGGTGATCGTAGCGCAGGTCCATCGCATGCTGCAGGGCTGATAGCTCATGCGGTGCTTTGCGCGCGGGCCAGCCGACAACCGAACCCTCATCCATGGCCGCGCGATGCGCACGGTAGAATTTGGTGGCCTTGGGATGGTCATCGATCCCCTCCGCGATCTCGTCGGCGCGGATTTCAAAATAGTCTTTCCAGAGGTCCGTGTTGGTCGGCCACTCATAGACCAGTTTGCACCGCTCGCCGTGCCACTTGGGCATCAATTGCCGGTTGAGCAA